TGATCGAGAAGCGCTGGGGGAGCAGGCCCGACAGGCGTTTTTCAAAGATCATAGTCGTGGGCGGTGGCGCCTTGCTCCTGCGGGATTTGTTGACAGCCCAGTTTGGACACAAGGCATGGGTGGCGCCTGATCCGGTGCTGTCGATCGCTCATGGCCTATGGAAACTTTCCGAGATGAGGATGTGAATCATGGCAAATGGATTACCAGGCCGCCCATCCAATTTAGCGCTTTACGGAAAGTCTAGTGTTCGCCTGGACTTTGGCGATGGGCGTATCGTGCCGGGCGTTGATGCCCAAATGGACAAACTCTATGAGCAGATCCAAAAACTCCCACGTGGGATGAAATTCAAAACCATCGCTACCTGGCTGATCACAGGCGCCATGATGGAACAGGCGCTTCCTCCCAGCCAGGTAGAGGCGATGAAGGATGCTGCCGCACAGGTCATGATGAATTTTGTGTTCGACGAAGGCTGAGCTTTCGATGTCCGGTTTTTTTTCATAGGTTTTTGCCCGCGCGAAATGCCCCCCGGTTTTTGCCCGCGCGAAATGTCCCCCGCGTTTTGCGTGCGCTCGGACAGGTGCGGCAACGGGGCATCCTCGGGAGGAGGGGGAGGGGAGTTGTGGGGCAGTTTCTCTCCCGTGCGCGCGGCAGTGCATTGAAGTGATGATTTGAGATTACAGAGCAAAGGAGATCTTAGAAATGCAAAACGATGATACCTACATGACCCGGAAGGGAGTCTTTGAACCATGAGCGTAAAAGCGATGAGCCTTGTTTGGGACTTTGAGTGTCCACTGATGGTGAACGGCACTCTGTTCCGACCCAATCACAAATACATATTATTGGCATATGCAGACCATGCCGATCATCAAGGCAAAAATATCTGGCCAGCAGTCCCGACTATCGCTCGAAAGACGGGTTTTCAAGATCGCTCGATACAACGCCTGACCGATGATCTCGAAGCTATGGGGCTTCTGATTGAAGATGGACAAGGACCTCGCGGCACGAACAAATGGCGCTTGGCTCTCAATGAGAGGGGTGACAGCCTGTCACCGGTGACACACTGTCGGGGTGACTCTAGTGACAAATCATTGGGTGACTCTGCTTCGGGTGACTCTGCTTCGGGTGACAGCCTGTCACCCGAATTTAAAGAACCGGAACCTAATTTAAATAAGATTCCAGAGGAACGTTTTTGGGAAATGGCACTTCAGCAACTCAAAATAGATATGCCGCGCTCCACATTCGATGCCTGGGTGCGTGACACAAATGTTGTCTCCTTTGATGGCGCCACCCTGGCGATTGGTACTAGCAATGCATACGCACGCGATTGGCTGGAGAACCGGATCGCCAGCACGGTTACCAGGCTGATGGTAGGTATTATGAATCAATCAGTTGCTATCAAGTTTGTTGTCAGCGCAGAAAGCGAGGGTGAATGAAATTTCAAAACATGATCACGTTGGAATTAGTAGAAGCCCAGGATTGGCAAATGGCATTGAAGCCTGGTGATTGCTATGTGAATGAGTTACCAATCGAGTGCCTGCCCAAGATCTACTGCCAGGTATTGAGCGAAGCGCGTGATGTTGGTCCTGGGTTTTTCTGGGTCAGGGCATATAGTGTGTTGGACCCAAAAGGCGAGCGCGGATTGAATTGCATCGTGGATGGTACACGTCCGATCACGCGTGATGAGTTCGACCAGGCTATCAAGGAGCTGCAACATGGATGAACTAGATCTAGGTCCGTGCTGTGCATGCGAAGGATTGGAGAAGGTGCGCAACGTGATCACGCTCAATGTGAAAGGGACCACGCCCGGAAAAGGCTGGGGCTGCTTTGTGTGTGGACTGTCAAGCGATGGTGCGGTGGCAGTTCTGTGCGATTCGTGCATGGAATCAAAAGCGCAACCTCGCTTTGCAGTGGATGGATATGCCACTGAAAAAAGACGCATCCCTATTGAGCAATTGAGCATTCCGCATAAGCATGATCTCAGCAAACACCGTGAGCTGCGTGTGAATTGAGGACATCATGTTCGCTTTATTGAAACGTGCGCATGCGCTGGCCGATCAGTCTCTCGATGACATCAAAGCATCGCTCTTAGAGTATTCGACAGAGAACGATCTGAAAGTATTGAGACTTGGTTACGTGATCTGCCGTCGCCGGCGCGAGCTAGAGAAATGCGATTTGATCGCGGCGAAAATTAGAAAACTAGAAAAGGATGAACCATGGACACAAAAGATCAACTAAAAGTGAACGGCGTGCAATATCGCCGAAGACTGAACAAATGCAGCAAGCCAGGGTGCAAATGCAACAATCCTGGACAGGGGCATGGGCCCTACTGGTACGCGTCCTCTGACGCTCATGCGCTGAAATATGTGGGCGTCAATTTGCCAGGCCATCTGATAAAGCATATTGAATTACTCAAAGCCAGTGGGCCGAAACTTAAGGCGCTCAAGGCGAAGATCATCAAGCGCCGCGATGATGCTCAGGAAGCACTTCGTAAGGCGGAGCGTGAGCTGCTGACCGTGCAGAATCTGGAAGCAGGGGAATATACCGCTTCGGAGGTTCTGAAGTCGTTGGGGCTGGAACAATTCAATGGGCAAGGGAAGGAATGATCTTGTGCACCTGGTGGCCAGCGATCGTGAACAAGATCATCTTGTTCGCTCGAGCGGACCTCGCGCCATACAAGATTTCTTGTTCCTGCAGCTGATCAAGATCTCAAACAAGAAAGGAATTTGTGATGGAAAACAAAATTATCATCTCAGAAGATGTCATCCTAGAGGATGCTCTGCACGATCTGATCTCATCGATCAAGTCTGCTGTTGATGCGGAGATTTATATCGAACATGATTTCGTGGTGACATGCGACAATCCGGTTGTGCTTGCAGCGCTCTCTGCTCTATTCGGCAAGCGTGTGTCAGACCAAACCCCGAAGAGAAAGAAAATCCAGCGGAACATAAAAAAACGCCTGTTCAGAATATGGACGATCACTGGAGGGAACGCTCCAGTTGAATCGATTGGGACGAAGCTGACAAGTCTTGAATTGAGCGAGATGCTCAGTGAGAAACGCTTGCCGATTGGCACTGAATTGACGCATTCCAAAAAAGGTAAGGTGATTGTTGCGGAGAATGGAAACGCAGACACTCCCCATAAACTGCTACGTGAATCGGGCGAGCCTCTCTAACAGGGATGAGTCATGCCAACATTTCACTTCAAACCCGAAATAATCCATTTGCTCACCTGGTTCAGAGATTCACCTGATACTGGTAATCCGGATTGCATTTGTTCTCTATGCGGAAACATGATCGAGGAGGGTGAAGTCCTGCTTCGCCTGTTTCGCGATAACAACACTGAGATGCGCCTGCACATGGATCCGTGTGCAAGGCAGGTGATTGTTGAGCTGGCGCCCAAACCAGAATCGCAATACAAGCATAATCCTGCTTATGCAGAAGGATGGACAGCCTTCGAAGCTGCTACCCGGCGAGGTGCAAATCCTTATGGCACAAAAGGGCCCGAATCTTCTCGCAATGCATGGTATGCCGGATGGGATGCTGCGTGGGAGAAGTCCAACTCCAGGACCGACTCAAGGGAAAATTCTGGGGCATGAAAAATTACCGACTGGTAAGCCGTTTTACCACCCCCAGGAGCGAAGCGCCACGCGAATTTTGTCAGCACTACCTAGAATCCGAAAATAGCCTTATTTGCCCACAGGAAGCTCTACGTTGAAACTGCAAAACTCGAAAAAAAAAATACATTCCAACGCACCGAGAAGATTAGTATTAGCCTGGCTTAAATTGGGACGCAGTGATCGGAAGCTTGCAAAGGAAATCGATGTCAATCATTTTTATGTGTCTCAATTATTGTGGAGAGGGATCGAGCCGGGCAAAGCGGAGATCCGCGTGAAACTCTTTCTTCCAGCGAAGCCGATCAACCATCGTGAGCAGAAGCCCGAAGAGTGGATCGGACAGAAGCAGGTCATGAAAAAGATCCGGGAGCTGCACAGGAAAACAACACGTTCATTCAAGAACTGGAGGAATAACCATGACAAGAAAAGCACTTAAAGCATTCGATCCGGCAAAGTTGAGAAACGGTCACAGCGCGGTTTTTGAGACGCGTAATCCTGAAACTGGTTATGGAGAGCATCATTATTTTTTTCGTGACAGTGATGGTGAATTGTTCACGATGGTCCATCATCGTCGCGATGCTTGTGAGAGCGCGCGCAAGGAATGGCAGAAGCTCAAACGCGCGAAGGCGGAGGAGCTGAAGCAAATCGATTTTATGCAATCTGAAACGAAAGGAGATTGATATGAACGGTGTATCGACCATTGTTGTTCCTCCAGAAGTGGCAGAGGAAAAGATCGCAGAATACAAGACGATCCTGAAAACGCAAAGACGCGCTGAAGATGTGGAAATGCGGCGGATGTATAAAGCCGCTTCGAAGGGCAAGCCGATCATCGATGTAGCTGCTGCTTGGAAGTCAACCGGTCTGAAGGATGGTTATCCACGCCTGGCGCTGGCGCGAGGAGATTGGACCGAATGTAATTTTCTACGATCTCATCGATGGTTCTCTGCTCTCCGGTATGACTATCGAAAGCACTCAAAAGAGAACTATATTGAGATCCCTGGCGATTCCTGGGATTGGCATTTGGCGAACGAGAAGGAAGTGCATGCGCCTGTGCCTTTCATGCCTCCTAGCGTGCGACCCAAGGGTCCGTTGAAGCTAGCGAACTATCACGTCTTGTTTGAAGTGGAGAACTGGACTCAATATCCCGCGGATCCTTTTTTGCTGAGACACATCACCGGCTGGTTGTTCGTCGTCGAGGCAGAATGGGAACTGACTCCATTGGAGCGATCACTGTTAGCAGGGCTGAGATAAGGAGTTGAAGATGCCAGAACAGAAGTGGTTTTACTATGTGCACAACGAAGGCAACGCCATCATGCGAGTGTCTGGGGCCGCGTTGCAGTTGGCGATGCCTGAGATGGGGTTTCAAGCGTGTTCTTATCGCGAATACTTGAAGGCACGCAAGGAGATTTCGGCGCGCGAAGAACATGCGATTGATATCAAGGAATGGCTCTATTACGTGCGCAAGGAAGACAATGCCATCGCGAGACTGAATTCAGATGCCTTTGAATGGCGGATGGGTGAGCTGGGATTTGAGCCGGTCTCTTATCGTGCATACCTGAAGGCGCGCAGGTTGCTTAGAGACAAAGATGTAGCGGAAAACAAACTTAACATGGCAGTAAAGATAAGAACTGAAGACAAAGGAGATCAACCATGAGCAATAATATATCCATTACCGTCGATGCTGAATTTATCAAGCTCGCCAGGTCACTGAGAGATGCGCAGAAGGAAGCGAAATTTTCGCAGCGCTTTCAGCGCAGAGCACAAAGTCTTGAATCGATGTTTGATACGAAGCTGGCTTTGCTTGAAAAACAAGTTGCCCAGGTAGAACAGGCAAAGAGCGCGGCGCAACCTGCAGACCGGCTGCTGTAGTAAGGGGAAACTGTAACCAAATCGCCTATTGCCTTGTCTTGATAATGTGTTAGGATGCAAACGGACAGACCTGCTCGCATTGTGAGGTCTGTCCGCTTTTTAATGGGAGCAGGTCTGTTACGTAAACGAAACGGATCAGCCTGATCGATCGAGATGAAAAAACAATGCCATTCGATAAACCCAACGGACATCTTCACAAAGTTCTGTTCGAAAATATGATCGACGGTCTGGCTTATTGCCAGATTGTTTACGATGGGGAAAAGGCGGTGGATTGGAAATATATTTCCGTCAACCCGGCATTCGAATTGCAAACGGGACTCAACGATGTGGTGAATAGGCAAGTTTCTGAAGTGATTCCCGGGATCCATAAAAGCAGTCCGCGCCTATTGGAGACTTATGCGCGTGTGGCAAGGACGCAGCGGCATGAGCGTTTCGAGCAGTATCTCCCTGGGCTCGAAATGTGGTTTGACATTTCAGCGTATTCGTTCGAGCAAGGGACCTTTGTCGCTGTGTTTCAAAACATCACAACTCAAAAAAAACTGATCCGTGAACTCGAAAAAGCGAACAAGGAAATCCTGCAAGTTTATGATCAAACGCTGCAGAGCTGGTCAAGGGCATTGGAATTCCGGGATAAGGAAATCGTTGGACATTCTCTCCGTGTGGTAGGACTGGCAGAGAAGCTGGCAAGGGCGATGAATTTCAGAGATCGCGAGTTAATCGAATTCCGACGCGGTGCGCTCTTGCATGATGTAGGTAAGATGGCGATCTCGGATGTTATCCTGCATAAACCGGGCAAACTGGACGCTGAAGAGATCGAATTGATGCAACGGCATCCACAGATTGCTTATGACATCCTCTTTCCGATCAAGTTTCTGGAGGGGTGCGCACTGGAGATTCCCTACTGTCACCATGAGTTATGGGATGGGAGCGGATATCCGAGAGGCTTGAAGAAATATGAGATCCCGCAGTGCGCCCGGCTGTTCACTGTTGTGGACGTATTCGACGCAATGACGAGTGACCGGCCATATCGGATTGCATTATCCAAAAAATTCACATTGGATTACATCAGGGCAAAATCTGGCGAACTGTATGATCCAAAGGTTGTGGATGTTTTCCTGAAAATGATGGGAAGCTTTTGATATGCCCACCAAGCCAACCCGCGAGCGCGAGCGTAGATCTCAGGACCGACCGACCCAGGCAAGACCGACAGAACCATCCGAACCATCAGCCTGGAGCATGGAGCGAAACATCAGTGCAAGGCTGGTTGTTTTCGAAAAGCGCCTGACTGAAACGGACACCAAGATCACCGCACTGGCAGAGCAGTTTATGCTTTCCCAACTGCACAGCAGCGAAGCCGAGCGCGACATGGCACACAGTACCATTGAACGCATGGATGCATCCATTGAACAGATCCGGGAGAAACGGGAAACCCTAGCCAGGCAGAAGGCCGGCATTACAAACCAGCATGATCGCTTTATGCTGGAGATGATGGATGACTTCTTGTTGAACCGGCTGGAGCGCACGGAAGCTGAGCGGGACCAGGCACTTATCACCAAAGAGAAGGCAGAGAAGGGAGTCAACGAATCTCAGCGCGGCATAAAAGTGGTCAAAGCCAATACCATGCCACCGGGCAGATGGGACTTCATGACCAAACCGCCATTCGCCGGTATTCTCCAGGCGCTTTTACTCCTGATCGTCCTGGAGATCATACGCTCCTGGATCATCCCACTTCTAACCGGTGCGTTTGAACGATAGCCCTATGAGCGCATCGAAGTCGATTCGAAAGTTTTTTCTGTGCACCGGTGAATGCGTGAGCGCTGAGCAACTCCGCGATCATCCGAATAGCCATATCATTGGGGAACTGCATTATGTGCTTGATGAAGGTCAAAGATTTACTGCATTGGCTGTGTATGAACGCTCTGTTGATTCGAGTGTCATCCCTCCGGAGAATGTCCATATCCGTGCCGAGATCATCGGTGATGCGCGCAGGATCAAATGCACTTATCTGGGTTGTGCCTATTACCTGAAGCAGTGGAAGATTGCAAGAGCGGCCGCATTGCAGCTGGCACAACGTTATCAGCTATAATGCAAATCCATAATTGAATACATGTTGCAGTCTCGGCTTTAGGTTGAGACGGTCTGTCGGTTGATGCACCCGGCGCTGTGATGGCGTCGGGTGTTGTCGTTATAAACAAGGAGAATAATATGATTGCTTCTTTCGTCGCTCTTCCGGATGATGCCAAGATCTTGATCCTTGGCTTGATCACGTCACTGCTCACTGCACTCTTCGCGTATTTGCTTGCTCGATGGGGGATAGATCTGCGAGGCTTCACTGCTGAGCTGGCTGCGGTCCTTGCAGCGATCGTTGTCACGATATTTGAATTCCTGCTGAAGCTGCTGGTGTTCATCCCTGACAATATCCTTTCCACCATCATCCATTTGATCGTGCTGGCCTTGGCCGGTGTTGGTACAGCGTTTNTCCTCAACCGGCGAAACACNCCTGGNTATCGGAGTCTGCGCTGAGCAGTGCCNTACGCCTCCCTACGCAAGTGCACTTATCCTGGGTGCAATGTGCTGGTCCATGGCGGGAGATGTGTCGCGCATTCAACCAAGCGTGTCTTCCGTGATCCTGCAATCAAGAAGCTGTACAACAGTCCACAATGGAAGACGATGCGTGCAGCCCAGCTTGCCAAGGAACCATGGTGCGTGGATTGCCTGGACCGTAACGTGCACACCCTCGCAACTGAAGTGGATCACATCATTCCACATCGTGGGGAGCCCGCCCTATTCTTTGATCCAAATAATCTTGCGTCACGCTGCAAGCCTGACCATTCAAGAAAAACAGCTGATGAAGTTTTTCGTTGATGCCCCCCGTCAAAAAAAGTTTCGCATGGAGGGTTTAGAACGGCGGTGGCTGCCAACGCGTGAAAGAGTCCCCAATCCGCTTTTCATGGTTTTTGGGGTTGAGATGAGGTCATGAGCTGAGATGCCTGCCAGGACCGTTGCTGCGAAAACCATGGAGGTGGGGAAGAAAAATGGTGGAAAACACTGGACAAAGAAAGAGACTTCAGCGCGCGAGGAGAGCGCACAGGCCTTCGAACGCAAAGATAGCGCGAGCATTGCCCCTCCGATCTGGCTGAGCAGGTCAGCGCGCGAGATCTGGGACAAGAAAATCACTGAGATCGCCGGGCTGAGTGGTGGAAAGGATTTGCTCGATGCGTTGGATAGCGAGATCCTCGCCTTGTTCTGTGAGGGGGTAGCGAATTACAAGAAACTCTCTAATAAGACTCGCCTGGCGAAGGATGATCATCGGATTCTGCAAACCTATATGCGGCGGATCCTGGAATATTCGGAGCGATTAGGTTTCACTCCGGATGCGCGCACGCGTTTGATCAAGAAGCGCGCGGATGAACCACCAAAAGACGAATTTGGGGAGAAGTTTGACTGATGATGCATCCGGCCACTCACTATGCAGTCAATGCGGTGGAGCAGACCATCGTCACAGGCAGATGGGAAAGACTGGCTTGTTTGCGTCATCTTTACGACTTAGCGCGCGCTGGGCAGCTGCCGGCATTGGTTGCAAAGCGGATTGAGAAGGCAACGGGCCGGCCTGTCCCACCGCGCGATCCGGAGTGGCAGTGGATTTTCGATGAAGAGCAATCATCATTTGTTTCGATAGAATGGTTTAAGCAGTTGGTCCATGTGGAGGGTGCGCTCGCCGGGCAGCCGATTGAACTGATTCCGGCCCACGTGTTTGAAATCAGCTGCATCTTTGGATGGGTCTCCAAGTTGGATAAGGTCACGCGCTCGAATGGACGTGAAACAGGCCTGCGTAGATTCAATATGGCATTCGTGACGGAAGCACGCAAGAATGCCAAGACAACGCGCGGCGCCGGCATCGGTTTATACATGATGGTGGGAGACATGGAGGCAGCGCCCGCGGTGTATTGCACTGCAGTGGACCGCCAACAGGCGCGAGTGCTCTATAACTATGGGGGATCAATGGCAGATAAAAGCAGAGATCTCCGCAAACGTCTGTACATCGGAAAATTTGAGATGAGGCACCGCTCGCGCGGCGGGGAAATGAAAGCCTTCTCCGGAGAGATCA